GTAATGAATGTAATAGAAGAAATGATATTAGCTACTATGTGTAGAGATAGAAGAGACCCAAGTAAAAAATTCTGTCATGTAGTAACTACAGAACCATTAACAGATTATGATTATAAAATGAATAATGTACGACAGATATGTCAGTACACTTCTACATTTAATGCTCTTACATTTGAGGATATGGATTCTATGATTACAACGTCCCTTAATAGAACAAAAAATAAAGGTGTTGAAACACCTTCTCCTGTTGAAGTTATACTGAAACAGTAGTGTTTCCTAGGCATAGGGCATTCAAACATTAAAATAAATCTATAGAGTTTTATAATGAAATAAACTCTAATATTTCAAATTAAGGAGAAATTGAACATGGCACAAACAATACAGATTGTTCCTCGTTTTTCATTTCCGCATATAGAAAGTTATGTGAATGACTACACACAGGTAGCAAATGACGAACAAGTCAATGCTGTTGATGTCTCAGTCATTGAAGCATACGCTGTTAGAGCTCCTAAGGGTGTTGATAATAGATGGATTAGAAAAACAAATAAGGCTGATGCCATTAAGACATTTGGTGATTCAAATTTTAAGAAATATGGTCAGCCATTAATGCAGGCATTAAATGTACTTGATCATAATAACTCAGCTGTATGGATGATGAGAGTCATGCCAGAGAATGCAGCTTATTCTAATGCAATAGTTTCAATTCTTTATAAAGCAGATACTGCAGCTGATACTCCAAAGGCTAGTGATAGAAAGTTTAGAATTAAGCTCGTTGCTAAGAGTAAAGAAAATATATCAACTGCTAAAGCACTCGCTACAGCAGCTAAGGGTACAGAATTCACATATGCAGATGCAGAGACATATAAGCAGCTTCCATTACTTACAGTAAGATATTCAGGAAGAGGTGATTGTGGTAACTTCTACTCATTGAGAATTTCTCAGGCTCTTACATATGAAAAAGAATATGGTATTAAGATGTACAACTTCGAAGTACTTACATCAGAGAAAGGTCTTGTAAAAGATGCTAACTATGTAGGTGCATTAGTTTCTTCTATGAAGTATACTTCAGAAGGTTCTACTCTCATTGATGACGTAATAGATGAAGTTGACATTGATAAGACACCAGTAATCGTAAGATGTAATGATGAGACAGTTCAGGCAGTATATGATGAATACGTTAAGTTCATTAAGCAGCAGAATATTGACCTTAAGGCTCAGTATCAGACTGATCTTACTACATACAATATACCAGCAGACCAGTTGAATGGTTCACAGCCAGTTGCTACAGAGCATAAAGAGAATTATGCTAAGCTTATGCAGTTAAGCGAGCTTATAGCAGCTACTGATGTAGACAACATTCCTGATGTTGATATGTTTGACCCAATTTATGGTAGACCAGTTGAAGCAACTGGAGAACACTTACCATGTGTATATTATCCAAAGAAGCTTACAGCAGATGTTAATACATCAGCTCCAGGTTACAATTCTAAGGATTATACAAACAGCACAGACCTTGTTACATTTGACTCTATAAAGGGTCTTGTTCTTAAGAACGGTAACAATGGTTACTTTGATACTCCTAGAACAGTTCAGGATGATGGAGGACATTCAACAACTTGGACACTTGAGCAGGAGTATGAAGATGCATTGTTGAAAGCATACAATGGTACTCATGATAGAAAAATTCTTTCTCCTAAGAGAATACCTGTATCTGCATTCTTTGATGCAAACTATCCATATACAGTAAAAAATATGATAGTTGATCTTGCTAAGACAAGAAATGATTGTAGAGTTTATCTTGATACTGGTATTATACCAAGTTTCTCTAACTCTGTTGTTAAAGGTCTTATCAAGAATTATACAGTATTTGATAGCCATATGGTATCTGTAGATGTACAGAACTATGAGGTTAGAGAGTACAGCACAAATAAGAAATGTAATGTAACTACATCATACTTCACATCAGGTGAGTATGTTGATCATATAACAGAGAATGGAATGCATATTCCATTTGTTAGAGGTAATTGTACTCTTACAGGACATATCAAGGATAGCTTACAGCCAATCGTTGAGGAGTACGATAATGACCTTAAAGAGAGATTGTACAATAACAGATTAAATTACTTCGAGTGTATCGGAGAGAATTTATTCTATAGAGCAGTACAGAACACAACACAGAAAGCAGAAACTGACTTGCTTGAAGAGTCTGATTCTACTATCCTTTATACATTGAAGAGATTAGTAGAAAGAGATACTGAGAGTCAGATTTATAACTTCTCTGATGAAACTGTAAGAAAGGATTTCGTTGCAGTAGAGAAAGCTAAATATGCTTCATGGATTGGTTCAATAGTTCAGTCTCTTGAGTTCAATTTCGCAACTTCAGAATATGAATTTAACCATTCAATTCTTCATCTTTATTTAGCAGTAGTATTCAGAGGACTTACAAAGAAGGTTATTATTGAGATTGATATCAATAAGCGTCAGTATGTTGCTCCAGCTGAATCAGCAAATGAATAAATAGAAAGGAAATTGGATTAGATGGGAAATACAATACAAAGCGGTATTAAATCGCATACAAATAATAACCTAACCAATTATGCTCTTTTCTTAGGTGGTACAAACGTAATTAACGAAGTTTTAAGATGTTATGACCCTCTTAAGACAGGTTATGGTCGTTTGTTCATGGTAAGAAAACCAGCATTTTTATTGGATCCTCAAACAGGTATACCTCAGCAGTTCAATAAGTTTAAGCATATCGTAGAATATGGTAATACTGAAATTACTGGACTTAATGACGTATCAGTTGAGTTTGGTTCTATTACTGGTGGTTATGTTGGTAAGTCTTTTGAGATTCCAACATTTGCTCAGGATAGTACAACAAGCTTTACTGTTACAGTATATGAGTTCTCAGGTTCTCCTGTAAGAGAAGTACTTCATACATGGATCAATGGTACTACAGACTTGATGACAGGTCTTTCACATTATAATGGTTCAAGTCTTGAGAAGCTTCAGGCTAATCAGACAGCAGAGTTTATTTATTGCTCTACAGATGTTACTGGTGAGAATATTGAGTACGCATGTTTGTTTGCTAACTGCTTCCCAGGTGGATTGAATATCGACGTATTCAACCAGCAGGGTGCACAGCACGAAGTTGTTACTACTCAGATTGATTTCCATTGTACAAAGTATGAGTCAATTCAGATAAACAAGATGGCTAAGGTACTTTTGGATAAGTATAAGATAGTAGCTAACTCTCTTAACTTCTATAGTGGATTTAATGCTTCAGACTTCAATGAGGCTCTTCATTATGATATTAAGAGTGGTAAGATGGTATCTGGTATGGGTAATTCATCTGTACTTAATAGACCACAGAGTATCAACTCTTGGAACTAATTAAATAAAAAAAGAGAAGGTAGAAATTAATCTACCTTCTCTAGTATTTTTTTTATCTTCTTTTCTTTTTAGCTAGATTGGAGAAATATCCACCCTTATTGATTAATTCATCATAAGTACCTTGTTCTACTATATTTCCTTTATCTATATAAAATATAGTATCTACATTCTTTATAGTTGATAGTCTATGTGCTACTATTAAAACCATAACATCATTTCCTATATTATCAATAGCTTTCTGTACTTCTGACTCAGCTTTATTATCTAATGCTGATGTAGCTTCATCAAATATTATAAGTTGCGGTTTTCTTATAAATGCTCTAGCTATAGTAATCCTCTGTCTTTGTCCACCAGATAATTTCATACCATTCTCACCTATTATAGTATCAATATTATCTGATAAAGATTGTATAAATTCTTTTAGATTAGCTTTATCAATAGCTTCCCAGACATCTTCATCAGTCACATTAGTACATCCATATGTAATATTATCTCTAATACTACCATTAAACACTAATCCATTTTGTGATACAACACCAATTCGCTGTCTGTACATAATTTGATTCACATAATCCATATCAACGTTATTTACTCGAATGACACCAGAAGAAACTTTTCTAATACCATTGACTAAAGATAATATAGTTGATTTACCACAACCAGAGTATCCTACAAAAGCATACTTTTTACCTTTGATAAGTCTACAAGATACGTTATTTAATATATTTTCCCTACCATATGAAAAACTTACATTATCTAACTCTATTGTGTTAATATATTCCATATCAATACTACCATTAGCTTCATATGGTATTTCTAACATTTCTATCACCATATCAAGTGTACTCATTGTCCTTGTATTTCTAGCAAATTCTTTAAGGATACCATTTATACTTTTAACAGTATCTTTAGCATAACTATGAATAAGAGTAAATGTTCCAATACTTATTCTTCCTAAACTAACCAAGTATGCACCACCAATATCTATTATGGTTCTAGATATGATTACTACAATATTCATTAGTTCGTGTAATGTATTGACTTCACTAAATACCTTACTTTTATTATCTGCATCTGTTTTAAACTTATTAACGACATCTACGATAATATTATCAGCATTTCCATGACTTTTCGTAAATGGTGCCATATTAAAAGTATTTGATACCGTACTTAATAATGCTTTAAAAGTTTTATTTCTTTTGATTATTAGATTATTAAGAGAACGACCTAGTATATTTTGTATTAATACGAATAACGGTACTATACAAATAACTATTAAACCTAGTACAATATGTATCTTTGTTAGTATAACTACTGATATTATTATATTAGTAACATTATACAGTATAGTTGGTATTGCATTAACAAATATATCAAATATTATATTTATTACACTATCAATATTCTGATGTACTGTTCCAGCGTCATGATTTTCACTAAAGTCTATGGGGGTCTTCAATACAACAGACATTATTCTTTTCTGCAATTGTACCTTCATTACACTTTCTTTTTTACATAAGAATTTGTAATAAATCATACTTATAAATGCAAATAATAATACTACAATTGTCTGAATACCATATACTTTTAGCACCTCATTAAATGACTTACCACCTACTAATGCAGATACTGCTAATGCAAATACAATATTTCTCACAGTATCAGAAAAACTATCAACTAAGCTAAATATATAAATTATAAATAAGCTTAATCTACTTCCCTTTGTGCAACTCCATAGAAATTTAATTCTATCCTTCATTCCATATTTCATCTTTTAAATCTCCTTTCCTATTATGGAACATAGTCTATATGGTTACATGTCTCATATAGCTATAAAAATAATATATAAACTCTATGAAAACCCTATCTAAAAACAAAGATTTAAACTATTAATATGAAAGGTGAAATTGAAATGATTAGTGTATCATTTGTAAATAATACAATACAGCCTATCAAGGTTAATGATAGTCTAATTGATATATACAATACAATTCAAGAGAGTAATAACGTCATTGATTCATTAGTCAAAGACTGCATTACTATTAGTGAAGATGTAATGTTCAACGAGGCTGTTGGTTTACCTGCACTAGATGAAGAGGCACAAGCCAAGAAAAGATCTGGTGTATTTGAGAAGATTGGCGAAGCCATATTAATCATATTTAAAAAGATTCAAGAATTTATAGATAGAGTTATTAGAACTATTAAAGATTTAATATACAGATTATCTCCAGTTGAAAAGAAACTTGATATGATTAAAAAAGAAAATCCAGAATTGGCAAATAAAGTATTAGCTGAGATTGATGCTGGAAATATATCAATGATGGATTTGAAGAATCTTAATGAAGTTGATAAGATGTATAATGAAATTCTTGAGGCTGCTAAGAAAAAAGAAGTTGATCCAAAAACTTTATCAGGTAAAATAGAAATATTTAAATCTAAATTTGATGCCTTATTTGACGAAGATAATAAAACTGTTAAAAAACTCAAAGCTGCGTCAGCTATTATAACTGCAGCAACTGCTATTATATTCATAAAGTCAAATCTAGATAAAGCTATTAAAGCTGATTATGATGCTAAAAAAGTATCTGCAGAATGGTTTGATAAAGCTAGACAGACTGTTAAGGATATGGAGAGAACTGGATATCGTACAGCATTAAATCCTAATGAATTAACAAAAGCTCAGATGGTATCAAATATCAATAATTATGCACAAGGTAATTTTGGTAAGATAATTACTAAGAATGGTACTTTCATGAAAACATTAAATGTAGTTATGACAAAGGTATTGCAGGTAACGCAGCAAGATACTGATGCAAAAGAGTTCATAAAAGTAATTCATAGATTAAATAAAGAGAAACCATAATTTATTGAAAGGAAGTTTAAACATGGCTAAAAAAGAAACAAAGAAACCTCAGGATACATCAGTTACTGAAGTAACTGAGGAAGTTGTTGAAACACCAGTAGAAGAAGAAGTTGAAGAGGTTACAGAACCTGTTGCTGAACCAGAAGTTGTAGAAGAGACTCCAGTAGAAGCTCCTGTTGAAGGAGTTGATAAGGAATCTGTTACAGAAGAAGAATATCTGATGGTAGGATATGAGGATTATACTGGTAAATTTACACCAGATGTAGATGGTAGACTTATTGAGCTTATTGTACCAGATGGTATGGCGGGTAGAGTTACTACACTACTTGGTGAATATGATTTGATAATCACTATTAACGAAGATGGAAGATTTACTGTAGGACCATTCTCTGGAGATAAGTTTAATGAAGCTGTTAGACTTGTAGCTGGTTGTGGTGTAATGTATAGAATTTAAAAAATATAAATAACTTCAAGGGATTTAACTTCTCTTGAAGTTATTCTTGTATCTAACACATTATGAAAACCATATTTTAAGATAACCAAGAAAGGAATCATACTATGAAAGCTATTTACACTAAAATAGGTGATAAGTTTTACAAGGTCAATCAAGAGACCAGAATACCATCTGTTTTGAATAAATTAGTTCCTGGTACTTCTACATCAGTTAAAGTTGATGGTAATAATAAATATATAGGTCAGATTATTAATATCAATACATTAGAAGGACCAGATACAAAATCCAACTCAGAACTTTATAAAGAGCTTACTGATTGGATTACAGATAAGAAAATAAAATCTATAGATACTCTACAGAATTACTATAAGGTATATATTGATTATTCAGTATATCAGGATAATGCTGAAATAGAACACTCACAGATAGTAAGACCATTAGATGTTGAAGATACTGCTGTAATATTAGGAGTGAATAAGGATAATGAAACTGTTTATAGAAGAGTAAAGAGTTTTAATCCTAAGATTGATTTCAGATTAAGAAATCCACTTCCTCATGGAATTACTCAATCAAGTAAATGTAGATATAGACTAAAGATTAATAATGTTGGAATATTCCAAGAGAAGAATGAGACAGCAAATGTAAGACATAATTCAGTTTATAATGTACCATTCTATATTCCATCTTCAGTAATGAATACAACTTTAGATGAGTCTGTATTGGTATATTCATCATATAACTTAGGAGTTGATATTCAGGATATTGATTTAGATTATATCCCAAGAGTAATAGAGATTTCTATGTTTATTACACTTACAAACTTTGTAGCTGTATATGATGATTTAAAGATTGAAGAATTGGTAAATCAGAATAGACCTTCTATGGATGTTGCTATTCAGAGAGATCAGCCAACTAGTCCTGGATTATGGGCTAGACCAGTAGATTAATTATATAGGACTTTAGAGCCATTGTAATTAGTACCACGGTAGATTTATTTTCTACCGTGGTACTAATCATTTTTATGTGTAATGGTTAATTTTATTTAGATACGGATAAGGCTTTAAGTTCTTTGGTACCATTTTTTTGTATCTTTATCCTTTAATCCGTACCTAATATATTGTTATGGTCTTATAAGTTTACCAGCTTTAAGAAGTTTTAACATATCAGTATTCTGTTTAGAAGTTCCTGTATATAAGAACTTAAGAGGTACTATCTTATTCAATACAGCAATATCTTTTCTGAATGTCATACTAGTATCATTACAACCTACTGCACGCAGTGCTGTTATAATACTAGAACTATTTCCATTAAACTTAGGAAAATATCTTACATTGGGTGTAGGATTACTTTCTTTAAGTTTCTTATTTACTCTATTCTGAATATCTCTATAATTATAACCTTCAGCTGTCAGTTTAGCTCTTCTAGCTTCACCAGAACCATATTTATTATTGATTACATCATCAACTACTTTTTCTATTAACTTCTCTCTATCAACTTTTGGTTCTTCTACTGGAGTATTACCTACCGCTAGTACTGTATCATATTTAGTCAAACCATATGAATTGATAAGAGCCATTACTTCATTTACATAAGTTGGATATGTAGAATATCCACCATCTTTAATTCCTTGGACACATTTTCTTGGGTCCATTGTATTACAAGCTTTTGAATATCTACTAAATTCACATATAAGATTATAGTAATCCTTTATGGAATCTTCAAGAGTATTATATGCTCTAAATGTATCTACTATATTAGTAGCATTTACACCATCATACCATTCTCTAGTTTTTGTACTATATACAGGTCCTTGCCAATTTCTACCACTCTTAATTCCAAAAAATGCATTTGCTTTTGTCATAAGAGATGATTTACCCCAACCAGTTTCAAGAATTGATTGAGCTATGCATACAGATGGAAGAGACCAATTTCTATTACTATTCTTTCTTGCTAATGCTTCTTTCTGTGCAAGCATACCAACTTTATCTATATAATCCTGAATTTCTTGTGTAGTTAATTTAGCCATTTCATCTTTTCCTTTCTTTAAAGTATTAAGTTATTGTGAACCACCGTAAACTTCAAACAAAACACAATCCAATAAATCATATATGAAAGGATTTATTCATAATGAAAATAGATTTATATAATACGAAAGAATTTATTGAGATAAATAAATTACAACCAATAACTTCTGCGATATTATTCCAAAGAGGAGAGGTTCCTCACCCTAATGGATTAATATCTAATGAAATTTTTGGAATCACTACTAAATCTAGAAGAGAGACATTCGCATATATAGATCTCCATAATCATTTCTTCCACCCTCATATTTATAAAGCAATACGTAGGATGTTTAGAAATATTGATAAGATTATCAATGGAGAGATGTATTACAGAATAGACTCATCTGGTAGGTTAGTAGAAGATGAAGAAAATGGAGATACTGGTTTAGAGTTTATCTACAATAACTGGGAAAAAATAAATTGGACAAAGAATGATGAAGATAATACTGAAGAATTTGGTATGAGAAATGAGAGAATTAACTTATTAAAGAAATATAAGAAAGATGAATTATTTACTCAATATGAAATAGTAGTACCTGCTTTCTTTAGAGATATTAAAACAGGTTCATCTAGTGGTGGTGAAACTGATGATATCAATAATCTTTATGGTAAGTTAATAAGATTATCTTCATTACTGGATAGACAAGGTATGTTTGGTTTCCAATTCCACACAACCAATTATAATATCCAGAATACTATAATATCAATTTATGATTATTTTAAACATAAGTTGGAAAAGAAGAATGGTATGATACGAAAGTATCTTATGGGTAAGAATGTAGATTATTGTATAAGAACTGTTATTACTTCACCTACATATCATGCAGATACTGTAGATGATTTAAAGATATCATTTGAATATACTTTACTCCCATTAGCTCAGTGCTGTTCTTTAATGTATCCATTTGTAGTTAAATGGGTAAAAGACTTCTTTGATAGAAATATTATTCAATCAAAGAATTATGTATTACCAAGCAATGATGGAAATAATTATAAGATAATAGACCCAGAATCATATTACTCAGATAAGTATATTAAAAAACTTATTGATGGTTTTATGAAAGACCCTGAGTCTAGATTTAATAAAATTGAAATACCAACAGATTCAAAAACTCCTAAGTATATCCAGTTCTTAGGAAGAAGAATGTCTGGTGAATCAGTTGGAGAATTAGCAGTAATAAATAGACCAATGACCAGAACTGATTTATTATATATGGCTTGTGAAGATATTGCTAAGAATAAGCATGTTCAGGTAACTCGTTATCCTATTAATAAATCATATGGTATTTTCTTCTCTAAGATAAGAGTTGGTTCTACAGCTAAGACTTCGCCCATGTCTATTAATGGGAAAGTTTATAAATGGTATCCTGATATAGATATCAATACACCAACTCATGAGATACCTACTTTATTCTTAGATGCAACTCAATTCTCTAACTCTTATCTTACTGGTATTGACGGAGACTATGATGGGGACCAAACCACTGAAAAGATATTATTTACTCAAGAAGCAAATGAAGAAATAGAAAGAGTTATGTATAGTAAAAAG